GCTTTAGTGTTTTATGGAATGCCATTACTTTGTGAGAATAACAAACCTAGATTATTGTACCATTTAAGAAGAAGAGGATATAGAGGTTATTCGATGAATAGACCAGATAAGTTGTGGAACAAGTTATCAGTGACAGAAAAAGAAATTGGAGGTATACCAAATTCAAGTGAAGATATAAAGCAGGCTCACGCAGCTGCTATTGAGATGTATATACAAAGTCACGTTGGTCATTTAGGTGATGGGAATTATGGAAACATATATTTCAATGATACATTAAATGATTGGAGTAGATTTGATATAAACAAAAGAACAAAGTTTGATGCGTCTATAAGTTCTGGATTAGCTATAATGGCTTGTAACAGACACTTATATAGACCAAACGCAAAGATAGAGAAACAAAAGTTAAATATAAATGTTGCGAAGTATACTAATACTGGAAGCGCATCTAAAATAATAAAGTAAAATATGGCAGAGTCTGTTATAAATAATTATTTCCCTAGTCAAGTTGTAAGTGATGCTGAGAAGCTTAGTTACGATTATGGATTAAAAGTAGCTAAAGCTATCGAATCTGAGTGGTTTCACAAAGATCGTGGGCACACTAGATATACTACTAACCAAAATAATTTCCACAATTTAAGATTATACGCTCGTGGAGAACAATCAATTCAAAAATATAAAGATGAGTTATCTATAAATGGTGACTTAAGTTACTTAAATCTAGATTGGACACCAGTCCCTATTATATCTAAATTTGTAGATATAGTTGCTAATGGTATTGCAGAAAGAATGTATGATATAAAAGCATACTCTCAAGATCCATTTGGAGTCCAAAAGAGAACTGAATATATGGAATCCATAGTCAGGGACATGAAGATGAAGAATATAGATCAATATGTAAAAGAAAACTTCAATTTAGATCTATCTGAAAATGATCCAGAAACCTTACCTGAAAACGAAGAAGAATTAGCAATTCACATGCAATTATCTTACAAGCAGTCTGTGGAGATAGCAGAAGAGCAGGCTTTAAAGGTTTTGATGGAGGGTAATAATTACGAACTAATTAAAAAGAGATTTTATTACGACTTAACCGTGTTGGGTATAGGCGCTGTAAAATCAGGGTTCAATACATCTGAAGGAGTAACTATAGATTACGTTGATCCAGCTGATTTAGTTTATTCATACACTGATTCGCCATATTTTGATGATATATATTATGTTGGAGAGGTTAAGACGATCCCTGTAAATGAACTAGCAAAACAATTTCCACACTTAACTCATGAGGATTTAGAAGAGGTGGCTAAGACAAAATCTGCCAATGTTAATGGCGGTAGCAATAATTCTAGAGAAGTAGATAATAACCAAGTTCAAATCTTATACTTCAACTATAAAAGTTATATGAACGAGGTCTACAAAATGAAAGAAACTGGATCTGGAGCTTCTAAAGCAATAGAAAAAGACGATACATTTAATCCTCCTGAAGAAAAAGAAGGTGGGTATGAAAGATTACAGAGATCTATAGAATGCCTGTATGAAGGAGCTATGGTTCTTGGTACAGAAAAACTACTTAAATGGGAGATGGCAAAAAACATGATGCGCCCTAAAAGTGATTTTACGAAAGTTAAAATGAATTACTCTATAGTAGCGCCTAGAATGTATAAGGGTAGGATTGATTCACTAGTAAAACGCATAACAGGTTTTGCTGACATGATTCAACTAACTCATTTAAAGTTACAACAAATAATGGCTAGAATGGTTCCAGATGGTGTCTACTTAGATGCGGACGGTTTAGCTGAGGTTGATTTAGGTAATGGAACAAACTATAATCCACAAGAAGCGTTAAACATGTTCTTCCAAACTGGATCTGTAATCGGGAGGAGCTTTACAAGTGAGGGCGATATGAATCCTGGTAAAGTACCTATTCAAGAAATCACATCTGGAGCGGGAGGCCAAAAGATGCAAGCGCTTATAGGTAATTATAATTATTATCTACAAATGATTAGAGATGTAACCGGGTTAAACGAAGCTAGAGATGGTTCTACCCCAGATAAAGGTGCTTTAGTTGGCATACAGAAAATGGCAGCAGCAAACTCTAACACAGCAACAAGGCATATATTACAATCTGGATTATTTTTAACGTCTCAAATAGCAGAGTGTTTATCACTTAGAATATCTGATATTATAGAATACTCTCCAACTAAAGATGCTTTTATACAAGCTATAGGAGTACACAATGTTGCTACGCTGGAAGAAATGGCGGGATTACATCTATATGACTTTGGTATATTTATAGAGTTAGCGCCAGACGAAGAAGAGAAAATGATGTTAGAAAATAACATTCAAGTTGCCGTGTCACAACAAGGTATAGATCTTGAAGATGCTATTGATCTTAGAGAGATTAAGAATGTAAAATTAGCTAATCAACTGTTGAAAATTAGAAGAAAGAAAAAGCAAGAGAAAGACCAACAAATGCAGCAAGAAAATATCAAAGCGCAAAACGAAGCTAACATGCAGTCTCAACAAGCTGCCGCTCAACTTGAAATACAAAAACAACAAGCAGTGTCCCAAGCACAAGCTCAATTAGAACAAATGAAAGGACAGATGGAGTCTCAAAAATTACAACAAGAAGCGCAAGTAAAGGCTCAGCTAATGGAACAAGAATTCCAATACAATATGCAGCTGAGACAATTGGACATGCAAACAATAATGCAAAGAGAGGGACAGAAAGAAGATAGGAAAGACACAAGAACAAAAATACAAGCAACACAACAATCAGAAATGATTGACCAAAGAAAAAACGAGAAACCACCTAAAAACTTTGAGTCAGCAGGTAATGATATAGTAGGTGGTGGATTTAATTTAGGTGCATTTGAACCTAAGTAAACAATTTTATTAATTATATAATATTTTATTATGGCAAAGAAAAAAGAAGAAGCAGTTGTAGAAACTGTTGAGCAACCAAAAATAGACGATACAGTCGAAAAAATTAAAGTAAAGAAAAAACCAACGATGAAAAAACTTAGTCAAGACGACGAAGTTATCAAAGTTGATTTAAGTAAACCAGTTGAAGAAACTAAAGTTGAAGAAGTTATTTCTGAAGAAACTCCTATAGAAGAAGTTGTTGAAGAAACTCCTGTAGAGGAAGTAAAAGAAGAAGTTCCAGTTATCGAAGAGATAACAGACGAGGAAGTAAAAGAAAAAGTAGAGGAAATAACAGAGCAAGTAGAAGAGGCGGTAGCGGAAGCTGAAGCTACAGGAAAACCAATTCCAGAAAATATCCAAAAACTAATGGAATTTATGGAAGAAACAGGGGGTGATTTAGAAGATTACGTTAAACTAAATCAAGATTACTCTGAATTAGATAATAACTCTATACTAAAAGAATACTACAAACAAACAAAACCTCATTTAGATTCAGAGGAAATAGATTTCTTAATGGAAGACTATTTTGCTTTTGACGAAGATGTAGACGAGGAAAGAGATGTTAGAAGAAAGAAATTAGCTTTGAAGGAGCAAGTTGCTCAAGCAAAGCAACACCTGGACGGTGCAAAGTCCAAATATTACGAAGATATCAAATATGGTTCAAAGCTCACGGGTGAGCAACAGAAAGCAGTTGATTTCTTCAATAGATACAACACGGAATCAAAAGAACAGGAAGCAATAGCAGAAAAACAGCACAGTACGTTTTTAAATAAAACAAATAAATTATTTAACAAAGAATTCAAAGGTTTTGAATATAATGTGGGAGATAAGAAATTTAGGTTTAACGTTAAAAACTCTGATACTGTAAAAGAAACACAAAGCGACATTAATAATTTTGTCAAAAAGTTTTTGAACAAAAATAATGAAATGGAAGACGCTAAGGGTTATCATAAATCTATATATACCGCTATGAATCCTGATAAAATCGCTAACCACTTTTACGAACAAGGTAAAGCTGACGCTTTAAAAAATAGCGTAGCTAAATCTAAAAACATTAGTATGGATCCACGACAGCAACATAGTGGTGAGATTAATACTGGTGGATTAAAGTTTAAAGTGCTTGGTGATAATTCTAATGATTTCAAATTTAAAATGAAAAACAAAAATTAAAAATTAAAAATTAAAAATTATGGCAATATCAAATCCGGGTCCCGGTCATTCGGGAACCGCTGGTAGTCTGAATAGTGTACCTGCTTCGAAAAAAGCAACACTATCTTCAAACTACATCGATTTTACGTCCACAGCTACGGCTGGTTGGGCACAACAATATTTACCAGATCTTATGGAAAAAGAAGCTGAAGTGTTCGGTAACAGAACAATT